AATTTGCATTCATACCAAATCATATTGCAGATGATTTCTTTGCATCTGTATATCCAACAATTTCATCTGGTCAGAAATCAAAAGTTATAATTGTTTCTACCCCAAGAGGTATGAATCATTTTTATCGTATGTGGCACGATGCCGAAAGAAATAAAAATGAGTATATACCAACTGAAGTTCATTGGTCTGAGGTGCCTGGTCGTGATGAAACTTGGAAAGAACAAACAATTGCTAACACTTCAGAGCAACAGTTTAAAGTTGAGTTTGAGTGTGAATTTCTTGGATCTGTTAATACTTTAATCAGCACATCAAAATTAAAAAATCTTGTACATGAGAGTCCAATACAAAAAAACGCTGGACTAGATGTATATGAAGCACCACAAAAAGATCATAATTATTTGATTACAGTTGACGTTGCTCGTGGTTTAGGTAATGATTATTCAGCATTTATTGTTTTTGATATAACTAACTTTCCATATAAAGCAGTTGCAAAATATCGAAACAATGAAATTAAACCTATGCTATTTCCAAGTATTATTGATGATATAGGTAAAGCATATAATAAAGCGTTCGTATTATGTGAGGTAAATGATATCGGTGATCAGGTTGCATCTATCTTAAATTATGATTTAGAGTATGATAATTTATTGATGTGTTCTCAAAGAGGTCGTGCAGGTCAGGTTGTTGGTGCTGGATTTAGTGGTAAAAGGTCACAGTTAGGAGTAAGAACAACACAAGCAGTTAAAAAATTAGGTTGTTCAAATCTAAAAACACTGTTAGAAGATGATAAGATACTTATTATTGACTATGATATTATATCAGAACTGACTACTTTTGCTCAAAAACACAATTCATTTGAAGCAGAAGAAGGATGTAATGATGACTTAGCAATGTGTTTAGTTATATTTGCTTGGTTGGTTGCACAGGATTATTTCAAAGAGATGACTGATAATGATGTGAGGAAGAGAATATATGAAGAACAAAAAAATCAAATAGAACAGGACATGGCACCTTTTGGATTCATGTCTGATGGTATGGATGATAATTCTTTTGTTGACAAAGACGGAGATGTATGGCATACTGATGAGTATGGTGATCGTTCTTATATGTGGGATTATATGTAATGGATTTAACTGCGAGTAATGTAATTGAATCTTTGTCTGAGATTGCTCCTTATATTGAAGCTGATGGAGGATTTGTAGAATTTGTAGAGATAGAAGAGGATACTAAATTTGTAAAAGTTAGATTAGGTGGTGCTTGTACAAGTTGTGCGATGAGTGCCATGACTCTAAAACAGGGTATACAAAATAAGATATTTCAAGATATACCAGATTGCAATGGTGTAATTCAAGTCCTATGATGGATTTTGATGAACAATTAGAAGAAAGTCATTTTGTATTTACAGAGAGAAAGTGTCGTGTTTGTGGGAAAGTAAAAGAATTAATTGATGGATTTTATCTCATAAGAAAGAATAAAAGCATTCAATCATCATATTCATATGAGTGTAAAACTTGTACAATAGCAAGAGTAAAAAAATCAAAAAAGAAGATTAATAATAAGTGGGAATATCCAGATTGGTAGTTCATGCACCGTTTCCCCGATGAAAATGGTGTTTTTAATAAATAATCTTAGAAAAAATTTCCTGAGATCGGAGAAACAAGATGCCTCTAAATTTAGCATCTCCTGGTATCGTAGTTAGAGAAGTTGACCTCACCATTGGTAGAGTAGACCCAACAAGTGGCTCTATTGGTGCAATAGTCGCTCCATTTACTAAAGGACCTGTGGAGGAAGCACAACTCATTGAGAGTGAGGAAGATCTATTACAAACTTTCGGACAACCCTATTCAGTTGATAAACATTACGAATATTGGATGGTTGCATCATCATACTTAGCTTATGGTGGCACATTACAAGTAATTCGTGCGGATGATTTAAATACTGCTACTGGTGTTGGTCTTAAGAATGCTTTTGTAGGAACTGCGTCAAGTATTAGAATTAAGAGTGGTACACACTATAACCAATTAGGTTACGATGAAAATACTATTACAGGTGTAACTGTAGCAGCAAAAACACCTGGTAGTTATGCAAATGGAATTCGAGTTGCAATAATAGACTCAAAAGCAGACCAAGTATTAACTGTTGCTTCTGGTAACACAACTCCAGTTGGAACAGCGGTCACTCAAACTGCGTACGGTAGAATACTTCCAACTTCTACTGGTACAAAAACATTAGATGGTTACATCAAAGGTATTGTAACTCAAAGCACAGATACAAGTTTAGAAGTTAAAGTTCTTGCTCATGTTTCTGCTGCTGGAACAATAACTAATGTCAATTATCAGAATGGTGGAGTTTACAATTTCACTTCAACTGGAACTGTTGGACTAACAACTGCGGGTAGTGCAGTTGTGTTTAATGGTGCTGATAAGACTTATACACAAGCAAAAGATTGGTTTGAACAACAAAATATCGAACTAACAAGCACAGACTCACAAGGAAATCCTGTTAAATTAGAATGGGATCAACTTGCAGATGCACCTGGCACATCATCTTATGCTGCTGCTAGAGGTGGTAGATTTGATGAAGTTCACGTTGTTGTAATTGATGACAAAGGATTAATAACAGGTAATACTGGAACTATTCTTGAGAAACATTTAAATCTATCTAAGGCAAAAGACGGTGAGTATTCAGTTGGTTCAACCTCTTACTGGAGAAAATATCTTGCAACAAACTCTAAGTACATCTATGGAGGAAGTGCTCCTGCTGGAATTACAACAACAGGATATAGTACAGAATCTAATAATACTTTAGATGCTGATAGTGGATGGGATCAAAATGCTGAAAATGTTACATTCGGAGGATCTGGTGTTGTAACAAATTCACTCGCAGGTGGAACAAACTACGGTGGTAAAACAGACTATACTACTACTGGTGCATTAAACTCAGGTGTAGATGACCTAATTACTGGTTATGGTTTATTTGAAAATACCGAAGAGATAGAGGTAGACTTCATATTGATGGGTGCTGCTCATCATTCTAAAGAGGAGTCACAGGCAGTTGCAGAAAAATGTATTGCAGTTGCGGAAGCGAGAAAAGATGCAGTTGCATTCATCTCACCTTATCGTCAAGCATTCTTGAATGATAGTTCAGTTGGTTCTGTAACTGTTAATAACATAGACACAATGACAAGTAACGTTGTTGGATTCTATGCACCAATCACATCAACTACTTACGGTGTATTTGATAGTGGTTACAAATACATGTTTGACAGATTCAATAACACATTCCGATATGTTCCTCTTAATGGTGACATTGCTGGAACATGTGCGAGAACTGATATTGAGCAGTTCCCTTGGTTCTCTCCTGCAGGAACAGCCAGAGGTGCTATACTTAATTCAGTGAAACTTATCTACAATCCAGGTAAGAAACAAAGAGATATTCTATATTCTAATAGAATAAATCCAGTTATTCTATCGCCTGGTGCTGGTATTGTACTCTTCGGAGATAAAACAGCATTCGGTAAGTCCTCGGCATTTGATCGTATCAACGTTCGTAGATTGTTCATTTTCTTAGAAGATGCTATATCAGCAGCGGCTAAGGATCAACTCTTTGAGTTCAACGATGAACTAACTAGAACAAACTTCGTAAATATTATTGAACCATTCCTAAGAGAGGTTCAATCCAACAGAGGTATATTTGACTTTGTTGTGATTTGCGATGAAACAAATAACACAGGAGCAGTCATTGACCGCAATGAATTTGTTGCTGATATCTTTATTAAACCAGCAAGATCAATTAACTTTATTGGTCTTACCTTCGTTGCCACCAGAACTGGTGTTGACTTTGAAGAAGTAATTGGTTCCGTTTAATTAACAGAGGTTTAAACAACTATGGCTAGAAATCAGGTAAATCCACCACCACTAAGGACGATTTCCGACTTTAAGAGTAAGTTGACAGGTGGCGGTGCTCGTGCTAATCTGTTTGAAGTAGTCCTCACTTTCCCTGATGCTGCTGCACCAGCTCAGGAAGTTCTTGACAAATCAAGGTTCTTGGTTAAAGGAGCAAGATTACCCGCATCAAACATTGCACAAATCGAAGTACCATTTAGAGGAAGGGTACTCAAAATCGCAGGTGACAGAACTTTCGATTCTTGGACAGTAACAGTTATCAACGATACAGACTTTGCAATAAGATCTGCATTTGAAAACTGGATGAATACAATTAACAAGTTAAGTGATAACACTGGATTAGTTAATCCCGCTGCTTATCAGTCTGACGCATTTGTATTCCAACTTGATCGTGATGGTCAAAGTATCAGAAAATATCGTTTCTATGATACATTCCCAACACAGGTCGGTCCTATCGAACTTTCATATGACGCTCAAGGTATTCAGGAATTTACTGTTGAACTTCAGGTTCAGTATATTGAAATTCTGAAGGGAGATAGTCCCGTATCAGGCGGTGAGAACATCAGCTAAATAGAACATAATAACAAGTTCATAATATAATGGCAAAACTTTTTGGTTTTTCAATTGAGGATTCACAGAACAAATCCACTTCGATTGTCAGCCCTGTCCCCAAAAATAATGAGGACGGGGTTGATAATTATATTGCAAGTGGTTTTTATGGTCAATACGTAGATATTGAGGGTGCATATCGTTCTGAACACGAATTAATTAAGAGATACAGAGAGATGGCTCTTCATCCAGAAGTGGATAAGGCTATCGAAGATGTTGTTAATGAAGCAATCGTCACAGATTTATATGACTCACCAGTCGAGGTAGAGTTATCAAACCTTAATGCCAGTGAAGGTATTAAGAAAAAAATTCGAGAAGAGTTTAGATATTTAAAAGAAATCATGGACTTTGATAAAAAGTCACATGAGATTTTTCGTAATTGGTATATTGATGGTCGTTTATACTATCTTAAAGTAATTGATGAGAAGAATCCACAAGAAGGAATCAAGGATTTAAGATATATTGATCCGATGAAATTAAAATATGTTCGTCAAGAAAAAAAGACAAATGGAAATAATGATCCATATGTAAGAATTAACAGTAGTAAAGAAGATGCTGTTCCAAATCCTCAGTTTGACGAATATTATATTTACACAATGAAACCAAATTACCCAACTGGCATGGTTGCACAGGCAGGTAAAGGTTCAACTAAAATCGCAAAAGACTCGATTACTTATTGCACATCTGGTTTAGTAGATCGTAATAAGAACCGAGTTCTCTCGTATCTTCATAAAGCAATCAAAGCTTTGAATCAATTAAGAATGATTGAAGATAGTTTAGTTATCTACAGATTATCAAGAGCACCAGAAAGAAGAATATTCTATATTGATGTTGGTAATTTACCAAAAGTAAAGGCAGAGCAATATCTTAAAGAGGTAATGAGTCGTTATCGTAACAAGTTAAGTTATAATGCACAAACTGGTGAAGTTAGAGATGACAGAAAGTTCATGTCTATGATGGAAGATTTCTGGCTACCCAGAAGAGAGGGTGGTAGAGGAACTGAAATTACAACTCTACCTGGTGGACAAAATCTTGGTGAGTTAACTGACATTGAATACTTTCAGAAGAAATTATATCGTGCATTAGGTATTCCAGAATCAAGAATCGCTGCAGAAGGTGGATTTAATTTAGGTCGTTCATCAGAAATATTAAGAGATGAATTAAAATTTGCGAAGTTTGTAGGTCGTTTAAGAAAGCGTTTTGCACATATGTTCAATGACATGCTCAAAACTCAGTTAATATTAAAGAACATTGTAACTCCAGAAGACTGGAATAAGATGGAAGATCATATTCAATATGACTTCTTATATGATAATCAGTTTGCAGAATTAAAAGAAACTGAAATGATACAAGGTCGTTTAGGCAATCTCGCACAAATCGAACCTTACATTGGTAAGTTTTACTCTACTGAATTTGTAAGAAAGAGAATCTTACGACAGACAGATCAAGAGATAGAAGAGATTGATATGCAGATTGAAGATGAAATACAAAAAGGTATACTTCCAAATCCTGCAGAAGTTGATCCAATAACAGGTGAACCATTACCTCAAGAAGGTGATTTAGGTGATGTGCCTCAAGATCCAGACGTAGAAGCAGAAGCACAGGTAACT